GTTATAGTAAAAGTGGAAATCCTGTATTACGAGCTTGGGACATGGAAGGTGCTTCCCACAGAGCGTACTTAGGTGAAAAACCTTTACCAAGTTGGAGAATGTTTAGATTAGACAAAGTTCAATTTATCAGACCAACGGCAGAAACATTTAATGAACCAAGACCAAACTATAATCCTAACGGAGATAAAAGTATGACTAAAGTTATTATTAACGCAGTCTTTGATAACACTGAAGAAAATTTAGCATAACTATGAATTCAGAACAAGATTTAATACAAAAATTAATGATCTCAAAAAAGATCATGGAAAAACACAATGACATGGGTAGAAATGGTATTCAGTCATCAGGGGGATCATCATCACCAATGGTAGAAGATTACCAACCTATTCAAGCAACTTACAATTTACCACAAGAATTTTTATCGGAACAAGAAGTTGCAAAACCAATTAATAATGGACCAATGACAACTGATAGAATTTTAGGTTCTAAATTACCTGATGAAATTAAAAAATTAATGATGGAACATCCAATACAACAACCTACAATGGGTGCTGGTAGTGGAACATTATCAAATGAGTTGGTTGAAAAGGCAAGTAGGTTAATGAATATAAATGCAAAAGGAGAATTGTTAGAGAACAAACAACCACAAAGACAACAACAACCACAACAATCTAATGTTGGTGTAGATGCAAATGTGATAAGAGACATTGTTAGAGAAACAGTACAAGATGTTCTTAGAGAAAATGGGTTATTAACTGAATCTGAAACTAAGAGTAATGAAGTTTTTAAATTTAGAGTTGGTCAACATATTTTTGAAGGTAAGTTAATTAGAGTCAAAAAAATAGCAAAATAATTTAATTTAAAATAAAAAAGGAAACCTCAATCAATGATTGGGGTTTTTTGTTTTTATGGGTTGATATTTCTATAGAATTAGATTATATTTCTATTATTATTATAACTATGGAAAAAATTAATGTATTAGTATTGCCCTCAGACACATCAGGTGTTGGGAAATTTAGATCGGTAGATCCACACGTAAAATTACAAAATATATATCCTAACGACTTTCACGTTGATATTGATTACACACCTAAAATTCAAGATGACAACTATTGGAAAAAATATCAAATAGTTCATTTCCACCGTAGTATTGGACAAGACTATGACTCATGTCCTGCTTTGATTGAGAAATTAAAAGGTATGGGAATTGTTGTTGTTGGTGACATTGATGACTATTGGTTACCAACAAAGGAACATCCTATTCATCAATTAATTATGCAAAATAAATTACATGAGAAAATCATTAAAAATTTAAAAGTTTGTTCGTATGTTATTACAACAACAGAAATTTTTGCAGATGAGATTCGTAAATTTAATAAGAATGTTGTTGTATTCCCAAATGCTATTGACCCAAATGAATCACAATTTAAAGAACCAACATTATCATCAGATAAAATCAGAATTGGTTGGTTAGGAGGTTCTTCACATTTACACGATTTAAAGTTAATGGATGGTACAATTTCTAAATTATCACCATTACAAGATAAATTACAATATTTTGTTTGTGGTTTTGACATTCGTGGAACTGTTACCGAATTAAATAAACAAACGGGAGAAAAAACCCAAAGACCAATAAAACCTGAAGAAACAGTTTGGATTAAATATGAGAAAATTTTTACAAACGATTATAAAATTATAACACCAAAGTATAAAGAATTCTTAGATAAATTTGAAGATGGTACATACAATGGTTGGGAAAATGAAAATTATGTTAGAGTATGGACAAAACCTGTTACATCTTACGCTAAAAATTATTCTAAATTTGATATATCGTTAGCGCCAATTCAAAATCATATTTTTAATAGAATGAAATCTCAATTAAAAGTTATTGAGGCGGGATTTTATAAGAAAGCATTAATTGCGTCAAATGTTGGTCCATATACTATTGATTTGAAACACGCTTTACATCAAGGTCAATTTACCGATGGTAATGCTTTATTAGTTAATGAAAATAATAATCATAGTGATTGGGCAAAAAATATTAAAAAATTGGTTGACAACCCAAGTATGATTGTTGATCTTGGTGAAAGATTATACGAAACGGTAAAAGACAAATATGACCTTAACCAAGTCACTAAAACAAGATCAGAATTTTATAAATCTTTAATTAAATAACATGAACAATAAAAAAGGAATAATAGGTTTTACGGCAGGTAACTTTGATTTGTTACATCCAGGTTACATATACACATTTGAAACCGCAAAAGAAAATTGTGATTATTTTATGGTATTCTTACAAAGAGATCCATCTGAAACAAGATTCACTAAATATAAACCAGTTATACCTTTGTATGAAAGGTATAAAACTTTGATGTCAATAAAATACGTTGATGAGGTTGTAACATATCAAACCGAAGAAGATCTTATTAAGTTAATTGAATTTTACAAACCTGATGTAAGAATTTTAGGTGATGATTACATAGGTAAACGATTTACGGGTGATCACCTACCTATTGAGGTTATTTACACAACTAGGTCACATAATTGGTCAACAACCAAAATAAAAGACCTTATTACAATACAAACTTTAAAACAAAATCCAGATTTAATAAAAAATTTAGAATCAAATGATTAATATTCCAATTACAAAAATTTTATTCCTTGACATTGAAACTGTGGGAATAACAAAAGATTATCAAACTTGTGTAAAAGAATACCCAAGAGTTGCCGAACAATTTGTGAAATATATTGATTGGTTTCACAAAAGATTTCCTGAGGACTCACAATCATCTTTGGATGAAATTTTCACAAGAAGAACCGCATTAGTTCCTGAGTTTGCAAAAATAGTTTGTGTTAGTGTTGCATTTGTTATGGATAACAATGAAGTTAAAAAACAAACATTCTCAAGTGATAATGAGGGTGAACTATTAAAAGATTTACAAACGTTATTAAATCGTTGTGGTAAATTGGATTTTTACTTATGTGGTCACAATTTAAAAAACTTTGACATTCCAATGATTGCAAAAAGAATGATCATCAATGGATTAAAACCATCTTCAATTCTACCATCCTATGACACAAAACCTTGGGAAGTTAAAGCAATTGACACAAAGGATGTGTGGCAATACGGAGCATACACCGCAATTGGGTCATTAGATTTAATGTGTTCTTGTTTAGATATACCAACACCAAAAGGTGGTGACGTAACTGGTGACAAAGTTCATGATTGTTATTGGAACAAAGGTATGTTAAAAGAAATTGGAGAGTACTGTGAGAGAGATGTTGAGGTACTAATTGATGCAATTATTAAATTAAAAGAATTAAAATAATGGATGACGTTACAAAATTAATAAAACAATTAGAAGAATTAGATTCAATGTTTGGTGAAGACATGAATGAAATGAACTATGATGAAATTATAGATAAACATGGGTTGGATCTTTTTGAACTTGAAAAAGAAATGGAATCTTATCAACCAACAATGAAATTAGAGTTTTCATCAAAAAAATACGATCCTAATTTTGCATATCCAACTGATTCAGGTATGGATTTATATTCAATGGAATCATTAACTATTGAACCATTTGGTAGAATATTAATACCAACGGGAGTTAATTTTGATGTTCCCGAAAATTATGAAATTCAGATTAGATCAAAAAGTGGGTTAGCAATTAATCAAGGTCTAATGGTATTGAACTCACCAGGAACCGTAGATCAAGGATACACAGGTGAAATTAAAGTTATATTATTCAACACAACAAATAGTCCTGTTGAGATTAAAGAAGGTCAAAAAATTGCTCAAGCGGTTGTGTGTCCTGTGGTATGTGGAAAATGGTTGGATTTAATAAAAGTTAACACAATAAAGAATAAAGACAGATCTGATAATGGATTTGGTAGTACTGGATTATAAACGAATATGAAAAAAGTAGACGTATTAATACCAATTTATGGGAAACCTTGGCAAACTTTATGTACATTAAAAAGTTTAATGAGTCATTCGGGAGAACACATTGATAAAATATTTTTCATAAAAGAACCAACACATCCTTTTAATGATAATGTTGATTGGGTTACGGATTATTTTGATAATTTATTAATTTACGAAAGAGAAACTTCTTTTATATATAAATTAAAAGATATACATAACCAAAACGATAGACTTAAACTTTTTGCTCAATATGGTTTTGAGCATAGTGATAAAGAATTTATTTTTATAACTCACAATGATGTTTTATATACGGGAGACATTATTGGTAATATGCTAGAAAATATAAAAGATTCTATAGGTATTGGAGAAATTGGTCAGTGTTGGAATTGTCCGGCAAAAAATGCAAATTTATGTAGTGGTGAAAAATTTTATGATTGGAACCCAACTTATGAAGAAGTTCTATCATTAGAGTTACCATATTCAAGAACTAACAAAGAAAATATTGACCCAATAAACCCAAAACCATTACCCGAATGTAGATTAAATGAATGGGCATGTTTAATTAATCGGGAAATGTCTAATAAAGAAACATACCCAAATGGTAACACTCCATTTTTTGGTGTGTTTGGGCCAGATGCCGGTGTCCCTTGGTTTAAAAGTTTACATTTAAAAGGATATAAATTTGTGGATTATAGGAAAAATTTTACACATTCATTTTGGTCAGAATTATCAAGTGGTTATCAAACCGTTCAGAGTGAACATCATTATGTAAAATCAGAAGAAAATGCAAAAAAATACTACAATGAAAATTTTTTAACATGATAACGATTATCTACTCAACACATAAGGATCAAGAATATAATAACAAATTTAAACAACATTTGTTACAAACAGTTGGTGTTAAAGATGTTCAAATATTAGAATATGTGAACCATAACCAATATTCATTATCGGAAGTTTATAACAGTGGTGTTACACAATCAATTTATGATATTGTTGTATGTTGTCACAACGACATTAAACTTGAAAAGAATTGGGGTAAAAAATTATTAGAAGATTATTCTAATAACCCCGAATTCGGTATAATTGGAAAAGCCGGATCTTGTTATTTTCCTGAAACAGGCGTTTATTGGGATAGAATGAAACAAACAATGGTTGGTCAAGTTTATCACCATCCTGACGGACAAAAAAAATGGTTAAACAAGTATTCACCTAAATTACCATTTTTAATTCCTGTCGTTACAATTGATGGTTTATTTATGTCATTTGATAAAACAAAAATTAAACATAGGTTTGATGAAACAATTGGTAAATTTCACTTTTACGATCATCTTTTTTGTCTTCCAAATTATTTAGATGGGATTAAAATTGGGGTTACCTCATCCTTTGAAATAACTCACCAATCTATAGGTAAACCAAATCAGGAATTTTGGGAGAGTAAAGAAAAATTTGTTGAGAAATGGGGTAGTATGTTACCTTTAGATTTAAAACCTTCGTTTATTTACGCTCCAGACATAAAAAGAAAAGAATTTAAAAAATTTGGTAAGATTGCAATTATAATACCAACTAAAGGTAAAGTTGAAATGTTATACGAATGTGTTAAATCATTTCACGATCATTGTGATTATAAAATTTTTGATGTCTACATTGCGGACACAGGGTCAACTGAAGAAGAAAAAAATTGGATTAAGGATAATATATTACCTTTTGGGAATGTTAAATTAATTGAGTATGATTACTATAATTTTGCAAAGATTAATAATGATGTTGTAAAAAACTTACCTAAAGATGAATATGAATTTTTATTATTCTCTAATAACGATATAAAAATAATGAATGACGTTATTACTGGAATGTTGTCAGTATTTGAAAAAAATAGGATGACAGGTACCGTTGGAGCTAGACTTCATTTTGAGGATAACACAATACAACATGATGGAATCTTAATGTTCATTCGTAAAATAGATAATAAAATTGGAGTAACACATTTAAATTTAAAAAACTATTACAATTATTCTAACTCAACAAAAGAAGTTTTTGGTAACACGGGTGGTCTAATGATGGTTAGAAACTACACTTTTGAAAAATATGGAATGTTTAATGAAAATTATGTTTCTTGTTTTGAAGATGTTGAAGTTAATATGAATCTTTTATCCTCAGGTTTTAAAAACTATATATGTAGTGAATGTGTGTCATATCATTATGAATCCCAAACAAGAAATGAAGATCCAAAAAATTTGGTAAAATTAAATTACGATTACCACAATAATCTACTTCCATCTATTAAAAATAACATAGACAAAATAAAAAATAACATTATAATTATATAATATGGCACAAGGAGTACACAAAATAACTGAAGACTTTGAAAAGAAATTATCTCACTATACGGGAGCAAAGTATGTTGTTACCGTTGACAACCAAAGTAATGCGTTATTCTTGGCATTAACTTATGAAAAAATAAAAGGAATGACCATTGAGATTCCGTCAAGAACATACCCTTCGGTACCTTGTGAGATTATTCATGCAGGAGGTAAAGTTAAATTTACACCTGTTGAGGGTGACACAATAAAAGGTGCGTATCAATTATATCCAACAAAAGTATGGGATAGTGCTTTAAGATTTACATCTAATATGTATGTCCCTAATACACATATGTGTTTGTCTTTTACCGGCCCTTATAAACACCTAAAATTAGGTAAGGGAGGTGCAATTCTAACTGACGATGAACAAGCTTATAAATGGTTCAAAAAAGCAAGGTTTAGTGGTAGAGACGAATGTAGTTATCACGATGATGATTTTGACAACAACCCAGTTGTTGGGTGGAACTTTTATATGATGCCGGAGATATCCGCAAGAGGGCTGCTATTGATAACTCAATTTTACGAAACAAAAACAGGTAAACCTAAAGAAAATGATGATTTAGAATTATCTTATCCCGATCTTTCAAAATTTAAAGTGTATGGACAATAACATTACGATTGGGATAATGCAACCCTACTTTTTCCCTTATATTGGGTATTTTCAATTAATTAATGCGGTTAATTTATATGTTAATTTAGATCACGTTAGTTTTATGAAAAGAAGTTATATGGTAAGAAATAAAATAAAAAGTGACACTCAAATAAACATTCCTGTTATAAACGGCAGTCAAAATAAAAAATGTACAGAAGTTAACGTTTTATTAAATGAAGATTGGTTTAATAAATTTGAACAAAAACTTTCTCAACTTTATAAAAAAGACGAGTATTACAATGATGTAATTGATAACATAATACATCCATGGAAGAATGAAATTTTATCTATAGGTGATAATGTCAGTATTTCAAATTTTAATTTTACATCAATTAAATATGTTTGTAATTATCTGAACATAAAATGTAATTTAATATCAACTAGTTGTGGAATCACAGATAGAAAAAAAAATGAAGGGTTACAAGATATTGTTAAACATTTTAATGGTAACAAGTACGTAAATGCAATCGGGGGTCAAAAACTTTACAATAAAGAAGATTTTAATTTAAACGATATTGAACTTAATTTTATAAAAATGGGAGACGTTAATTTTGACAATCCATACAATTCAATATTAGATATTTTATTTAGATACCCAAAAAACACAATAATAAAAGAATTAAACAATTACACTTTAATATGAACTATTTAAAAATTGCCGAACATTATAAAAAGTGTTTTGAGGATCATGGGGATAATCACTTGGGGGTCGATTGGCCAAAATATGAAGATACATTAACAAGATATAAAGTTATGTTAGATCTAATAAATGAAAACAATAAATCATCATTACTTGATTTTGGGTGTGGTTTAGGTCATCTTTATAAATTTATTTTAAACGAAAAAAAAGAAAACGAAATCGTTTATAGTGGTTTAGATATAAATGAAAAATTTTATGACCATTGTATAAAAAAATACCCTGAAGTTAATTTCTTTTTAAAGGATATTAATATTAACGATGAAATACCTAATTTTGATTATATTGTTTGTAATGGTACTTTTACCGAAAAAAGAGATTTAAGTTATGAAGAAATGTTTGATTTTATGTCAAATACTCTAAAAACTCTTTGGTTAAAAACAAACAAAGGGTTATCCTTTAATGTGATGTCAAAATTAGTTGACTGGGAAAGAGATGATTTATTTCATGTATCAATGGATGAGATTGGCTTATTTCTTAAAAATAATTTATCTAAGAATTTCGTTATAAGAAATGATTATAAACTTTATGAATATACAATATATGTCTACAAATAAAATAATAATTTTTGGAACTTTAGATTTAGCTGAGTTGGCTCACTATTACCTTTCTAAAGACACTGATTACGAAGTAATTGGTTTTACGGTTAATAAAGAATATTTAACCAAAGATTTTTTCACCCCAAGAGGATCCTCAACTAGTTATCCTGTTTTTGAATTTGAAACTTTAGAAACTATTTTCCCTCCATCAGAATACTTGTTATTTGCTCCAATGACCGGATCAAAAATGAATATGGTTAGAAAAAGAATTTACGAAGAAGGTAAACGTAAAGGATATAATTTTATTTCATATGTATCACCAAAGGCAACGGTATGTGATAATAAAATTGGTGAAAATTGCTTTATTCTTGAAGATAATACGTTACAACCATTTACTGAAATTGGTAATAATGTTATGATGTGGAGTGGTAACCATATTGGTCATCATGGTAAAATAGATGATCATGTATTTTTTACGTCTCATGTGGTTTTATCGGGTCATTGTCACGTTAAAGAACGGTCTTGGTTTGGAGTTAACTCAACGATCAGAGATTTTGTCACAATAGGTGAAGGTTCATTAATCGCAATGGGTAGTATGATAACAAAATCCACAGATGACAATGGATTTTATATGGGATCACCAGCAAAAAAACAAGATAAATCACCATTAGATGTAATGTAAAATAATATGTGGGATAAAAAAGGTAACATTTTTAACGATCATCATTCTCAAGTACCTGTGGTTGATGAATATGATAATTTCTATCGTATTTATTATTCCACAAGAATCGAAGGGAAAAGTAATCCGATGTTTGTTGATGTTGATAAGGAAGACCCTAATAAAATTTTAAACAAATCAAACGACCCAATCCTTAAACTTGGGGAAAAGGGTAGTTTTGATTGGGCGGGTATTATGCCAACAGAAATAGTAACGGTAGGTAATAAGAAATTTCTTTATTATATTGGTTGGTCATTAAGAATGGATGTTCCGTATCATAACAATTTAGGGTTAGCAATAAGTGATGATAATGGTAAAACATGGGAAAAATTTTCTAAAGGACCTGTTTTAAGTACATCTTATAAAGAACCTGGTTATATCGGAACCGTAAGTATAATGATAGAAGATGGGTTATGGCGTATGTGGTATCTTTCATGTTTAGATTGGGTTGAGTCGGAATATGGTATGGAACCAACATACGATATAAAATATGCAACATCCACAAATGGAGTTGATTGGAACCCAACAGGAATAACTTGCATACCATTAGATGGTGATGAAGGTGGGATATCCGCAACAAGAGTTTTAAAAATTAATAATGAGTATCAAATGTGGTATTCAATACGTAATAAATTAGACTATAGGGATAATATTAATAATTCATATAGAATAAAAAAATCAACATCTAAAGATGGGATTAATTGGATTAAAGATAATTCAATTGAATTAGATATTAGTGAAAATAACGAATGGGAAAATATAATGGTATGTTACCCTTATATTTTAAAAACAAAAAATAAACTTATAATGTTTTATAATGGAAATGGATTTGGTAAAACCGGAATTGGTTACGCAGTTAAAGAATGAATTACATGAAAATGGATTTATAATAATTAAAAATTTCTTTAATAAAGAATATATTAATAACTTACGAAATAAGGCGGAGGAAATATTTAAAATTCAATTTAATAAATACGGTTACACGGGTGATTTTACTGAAAATATGGTTAAATTATTTCAGAACCACGAAGAAGTTTTTATTAATTGCGGCAAAATAATTCAGTCTGGATTAATAGAATTATATAAACTTCCAGTTGAAGATAAGTTATTGAGTTTGATAAATGGTTTAGGTTTATCATTCCCTAATTTATGTACTAGACCTGTATTATTTTTTAACCACCCTAAATTAGCAAAAGAAGAACACTATTATAAAACCCCACCTCATCAGGATTGGTTATCTATGGAATCAAGTTCCGACTCAATAGTTTTATGGGTACCATTGGTAGATGTTAATAAAGAAAATGGTTCTATTCTTATTTGGCCAAAAACACATAAATTAGGTCCATTACCTTATAAATCAGTTGGTGGATTTGCATCTGTAGAAATAAGTGGAGACCACATTCAACCGGAACTTGAGATTGGGGATATTGCAATATTTTCAACTTTTCTAATACACTCATCTGGTGATATTTTTAACAACACAATAAGATGGTCATGTCATTTTAGATATACTAATATGGTAGATCAAGATTTTATTGATAGAGGGTTTCCTAACCCATACATTTATAAACCCACAACAAAATGATTAATTTTAGTATAGTTATAACAACTTACCAAAGAAAAGATGGTAACACCCCAAAATATTTAAAAAGAGCATTACAGAGTATATTTGATCAAGATTATCATCTATTTAAAATTTATGTGATTGGAGATAAATATGAAAATAATGAAGAGTTTGAGTCTATTTTTAATGAATTCCCAAAGGATAAAATATATTTTGAGAATCTACCTATTGCACATGAAAGAGATAAATATACTGACAAAACATTAATATGGAAATATGGTGGGTGTTTTGCAAATAATTATGGTATTAATAAATCAATATCAGATGGTTATGAATATGTTTGCCATTTAGATCATGATGATGAGTGGTACCCAAATCATCTTTCATCATTAAACGATGCCATAATAAAAACAAATTCATTATGGTTATGTACTAAATCAGAATACGAACATTTTATGGAATATCCAATGATAAATAGTGATTTGGAGTTAGTAGAATTTAATCCAACACCTGAAGGTTTAATACATTCATCAACTTGTATAAATTTTAAAAAAATACCACTTAGACATAGAAATGTCTTTGAAGAAACAGGATTTTCAGGATTACCTGGTGATGCCGATTTATGGTATAGGATAAGAGAATATTTTAATAATAATAATTTGAAGGGTGTTTTAGTTAATAAAGTTACGTGTAAACATATTGAAGAGGGTTATGAAAAAACACATTGATAATGTTAAACTAAAAATTGGAACTTACATAGATAGATCTAATATTATTTCCGATATTTTTATTGACTACTACTTAAAATTTTTTAATTACAGTGAGTTTCATTTTTTAATTTTAGATAAAAATTTTGATGTGGTTTCAGATTATTTAAAAACTAAAGGGTTTTCTGAAGATTCTTTTGAAATGGTTAAGAACTCACACATAGGTGTTCCAATTTTATTAGGTAAACAAAACTCATTTGTTGATCACTACATATCAAAAGGATTTATTACAATATATGTTGATATTGATGAGATTTTATATCACACAGATTTACGTAATTACATTATTAATAATGATTCGGATTTTATAACACCTAAAGGTGTGGTCATAATACCCGACATAACCGAGAACATTATTAATAAAGACGATAAAATTTTAAACCAAAGGTCTTTTTGTGTTTTTGATGATGAACACCATTCAAAAGTAACCGTACTAAAAAGTTATTATACGTGGGATGGAGGAAGACATAATAAAAATGGTAATAAAATTTCAGATAATATTTTTTTAATTGATATTGGTAAATGTTGTCCTATGATTATGGTGAATAATAATATTATTAGTAATAACTTATATTCTAAATCAACAGACAGGTATTCAATGACAGACGAAAAAAAAATAAACGATATTTTAAATGACTGGAGAAACTCCTTAACTAAATTACCTGAATATATTACAGATAGTAAATTATTTTAATAATGAAAGTAACCGCACTATTATTAAATTGGAAACGACAAGAAAACATTGTTAAAGTAATTCAATCCATACGGGATCAATCAATTGATGTTGATATATGGTTATGGAATAATAATATTGAGGATAAGACATCTTATGATGTAGATGTTCAAATTAATTCGTCAAATAATTTTAAATGTTGGCCAAGATGGTTAGTTGGATCAATGGTTGATGAAGGTTTTATTTTTACATTAGATGACGATATAATGTTTAATAAAACAGATGTGATTGAAAATTGTTTAAAGACATATAAGACTATAGGGAAAAATAGGACATTCCCAATAATTGGTTATTCGGGTGTCGTTTTAAATAAGGAAAAAGATTATTGGGAATCAAAACACATAAATAAACCCTATGATGATACCGATGTTATAGTTGATGTTATTAAAGGTAGATTTATGTTTATGGATAGTAAAATTTTAAAAAATGTTTTATTAGAGAATGAACCCACTTGTGAAGATATAAAAATATCTTCCTATTCAAATTACAAGATTATCCCATCTTTAATATCAAATGGATTAATCAACTTGGATGAGGGTCGTGAAGCATTACACTCAAGTTTAGAACAAAGAAAAAAAAGAACTGAGGCAACCAAAAAGTATTTTATTAAAACCTTAAAATATAGTTAATTATTTATTATTTATAAGTTGGTTTTATATTTAAGTTAAATAAAAAACTTATGGCAATTAGAAAAAAACCAATTTTAAAAGACGATACAACGTCAACTACTCAACCACAAATTTCAAGAAAAGAGTTAATTAACTCTGTAATCAAAAGAAAACAAAAAAGTAAATTTTTATCAGAAAATCAAAAAGACTATTATGATATTTTAATTAATAATCAAATTACAATTTGTTCAGGACCGGCAGGTGTTGGTAAAAGTTATATTTCAATGAAGGCAGCGGTAGATTTATTAATAGATCCAAACAATTCATACGAAAAAATTATTATTGTTAGACCTGCGGTTGAGGCTGAAGAAAAGTTAGGATCCCTTCCGGGAAATTTAGAAGAAAAATTAGATCCTTATATTTTCCCATCTTATTACTTACTTAATAAAATAATTGGTAAAGAGGCAAGAGAGAAGTTAAAAGAGTATGAGGTAATTGAAGTTTTTGCTTTGGCTTATATGAGAGGAATGAATATTGATAATTCAATTTTAATTTTTGAGGAGGGTCAGAACTCAACCCCAAATCAAATGAAATTATTATTAACAAGAATTGGATACAATAGTAAATTTTTTATATCAGGTGATTTAGAACAAACAGATAGATATAAAGACAAAAAACAATCAGGTCTTTACGATGCATTACAAAGATTCAGTGGTATACCAGATATTGGTATTTATGACTTTAAAAATGCCAAAAATGTTAGAAACCCATTAATTAGTGAAATATTAGTTAAGTACAATGAAGAAAATAGGGATTGAGATTAATGGTGTTTTAAGAGACACAATTAGTAAATTTACTGAATTATATGAAAAACATTTAGTTGATAGTCATTTGAATGAGTCGGCGGATAAAACATATGAAATTGAATTTTCAGGTGATACAGATGAGGTTATTGAATTTAATGAAACCATAGAGGTTAATAATTTTGAATATAAAGTTTTAAGTCCTGTTACATCATTAGATTTAGGATCACATTTTTCATTTCCATCTAAAGATGATTTATATTCATTTATGTATGAAGAATACACAATGGAGTTATTTGGTCATGCGCCATCAACAGAGATGTTATCATTTAATATATTAAACGATATTTACTATAACTTAAGAGATACTTATGACTTAATGATTGTTTCTGATGAAATAGGTAGATCTAAACCATCGTCACTTTTTTTCTTATCTAAATTTGGTTGTTTAGTGGAAAAAGTATTTTTCTATAGTGAAATAACAAAAAATGATATGTTAAATGAGGTAGACATTTTACTTACGGCTAATCCTGACCTACTATTAAATAAACCTGATAATAAAATCATTATAAAATTTATTACAGATTATAATAAAAACATCAAATCAGAATACGAAATTTCTTCTTTATCTGATTTGGAATTAACTATTAAAAAAATAGAAGAGAATGTTTAATGTGTTTGGAGAAAACTATTATATTGATTTAGATAAATTAGAGGACTTTGTCCAGTATAGTGGTACAAGTGGTGAAACTCAAATCCACGTAGTAAAATATGAGTCAGTTAAAGCAATGGTTGATACTATTTTAACCGAAATAGGAGAAGTTGATGAAAATTTAGGTATGAAAAATAATGACGTTACTATTCCCTTTAAAATTGCCTTTAATACACTTTTAATGAAAAAAATAATAAATAAAATATAAAACATGAACCAAGAACAAATTTTAAAACTAGAAGAATCCATTCAGAAAATGAGGGATAAGAAGTCAAGAATTTATTTTATAGTACAGGACACTAAAGGAAATGCAAAAGCGTCAATACGTTACATTTACGAAATGGCTATGTCACTAAAAAATAATGGATTTAATGCCATAATACTACATGAAACCCCTGAATACTTTGGTGTTACAGATTGGTTAGGTGAGGAATATATGACAAATTTAGATCACAAATCTATTGAAGGAACTAATTTAGAAATCTCACCTGAAGATTTAATTGTTATTCCAGAAATTTACGGATTCATAATGGATCAAATAACTAAACTACCTTGTGGTAAAATTGTGTTATCACAATCATACGATTACATTTTTGAAACGTTACAACCTGGACAAACTTGGACTCAACTTGGATTTCATAAATGTATTACAACATCAGAAAAACAAAAAGAATATATTTCGTCAACAATGAGGAGTGTCTCAGTTGATGTTATTGAACCAACAATTTCTGAAGTTTTTGAAAAACAAAAATTTCCACCTAAAACAATTATTGGTGTACACACAAGAGATCACAGAGATACGGTAAATTTAATTAAAACTTTTTACACTAAATTTCCACAATACAGATGGATTACATTTAGAGATTTAAGAGGGTTATCTCAAGTTGAGTTTACAAACGCAATGAAAGAAAGTTTTGCATCCGTATGGATTGATAATATTAGTTCATTTGGTACATTCCCACTTGAATCTATGAAGATGGGAATACCTGTTATTGGATTAGTACCTAATATTACACCTGAATGGATGAATGAAGAAAATGGTATTTGGATCAATAACCAAAATATGATTGTTGATGTTATTGCTGATTTTATACAAAATTGGTTAGAGGACAATCTTAACCCTAAATTATACGAAGAAATGGACATAACCATTAATAAACTTTCAACCAAAGAAAAATTTGAATCGGAAGTTGTTGAATTATTTGCAAAAATGATCGACGCAAGAGCAAATTCTTTTGAGGCTCAATTATCTAAACTTGAAACAACTGAATAATATGGAAAATAATAAAACAATCTCGGTAATATTACCAATTAAAACTGCTAGGTCCGCAGACTTTGAGGACTTCTTTGATAGATGTATCAAATCAATTAAAAACCAAGGCGAAACTGTAAGTGAATTGGTTATTGTTTATTGTGATGATTCTCTTTTGGAGACACACATTAACTCTTATGATTTTGATGGATTAAACGTTAAACTTGAAGTGTGGAAAGACGAACCTAATTTTGCTAACCAAGTCAATAGAGGTGTTGAAATATCAACTTCTAATTGGGTTTCATTAATTGAGTTTGATGATGAGTATTCAAACATATGGTTTAAAAACTCACAAAAATATATGGATATCTATAAAGATATTGAAGCATTTTTACCAATTGTTGTTGATGTTAATGATAAAGGAGTATTTGTAGGATTTACAAATGAAGCAACATTCGCAGCAAACTTCACACAAGAACTTGGTTATTTAACTAACGAAACATTACAAATGTATCAAAATTTCCAAATTGCTGGAATGGTTATTAAAAAAGAAACTTTCTTAGAATTTGGTAAATTTAAATCAAACATTAAATTAACATTTGGTTATGAGTTCTTTTTACGTATGACTCACGCATCTGTTAAATTTTTAACAATCCCTAAAATCGGATATAAACATATGAACTTAAGAGAAGGATCTATTTTTTGGAACTACAAAAATGGTGAAGACAGATTAAGTGAAGATGAGGCTAAATTTTGGATTGAGGCGGCCAAGAAAGAATATTTCTACACCGCACAAAGGGACATAAAATATGAACCACAAGAAATTTGATGTCCGAAAATGGTAATTTATCAAACGAAGAAATTGAAAAGAAAAAGAAGGGAAGAAAGCCCACAGTAAATAATTATTTTGACGTAAGAGAAGAAGATGCGGTTAGGGCCTACCTAATCGCAGAATCTTTTGACGAAAAGAACAAAATTTATAATGAGTTTTTAAAACACCCCTTAGATAAAATGATATCGTCAATTATTAGACGATATAAATTATACAGAAAAGACATGGACTTTGAGGAGATCCACATGGATACTCATTCATTTTTAATGACTAAAATAGACAAGTTTAAGCCAGCTAAAGAGAAAAAGGCTTATTCTTATTTTGGAACTATCTGTAAAAATTATCTTATGGGGCAAATTTTAAAAGACCAAAAAGAAATGAATAGAAAAATATCTTATGAAGATATTTCGGGTGATGTTCATAATATGCCAGATATGATTTATTATATTGATAATGACGATGTAAGTTCTGAAGAAATTATAAAAAAATTCCTTAATGAACTTAAAGATAATATGAATGAACCAAATATATCTGAACAAGAATTAAAATTGGGAGAAGCTTTGACTGACATTTTTACAAATTATGGTGAAATTTTCCAAGAAACATCAAATAATAATAAGTTCAATAAGAACATTATCCTGTTTGAATTAAGGGAAATGACCAATTTAAGTACAAAAGAAATACGTAATTCATTAAAAAGATATAAAAAAATATACTTTCATATCGTAAATGAATTATTAAAATAGAATAAAAAATACTTATAGATATGGGAAGGCCAACAAAAAAAGAAATTAATCTAACTAAGGAATCAATGTTATCTTTAATGCAAGAGATTTATAATGAACTTGTTGAACAAAGAAATACCGCAATTAGAATACAAAACAAGATGTTAACAATGATGAAAGAACCAGAAGATATGACTCTTATTGGTCCTGTTATTGAAAAACAACAAAAGATTATTAATGATTGTGTTGAGAAAAAACTATCGTTATCAAAACTACAAGCTCAAATTTGGCAAAAATCTCAGGAAAAACAAGAAGATAATTTTACTTTGTCAGATTTGGATCTTGATGATGACACATTTAAAAGTTTAATTGATAAAGACACCTCAACAGATAATAGTTACAAACTGAATAAATAATGGCACAGGATACTGAAGATGGTTTTAATGAAGTAGATAAAAAAACAACTATATTAAAAAAATATAAAAAAGTTAATAGTGATATTGAAGATCTACGAAAAAAGGCTGGAAAAACTTTAGAAAAGAAAAAATCTGAAACTTCCACACAACTTTCTGATGCAAAAAAATTAAAAAACAAATATCAAAAAGAAATTAAAACTCAATTTGATAAGTTGTTAGACTTAAACTTTTTGTCATTGGGTGCGGGTAAAAGTAGTCAAAGTTATCTTAAAAAAACTTTTACAAAAGCAATTAAAGAAATCGTACCAAAATTAGATGATATTTTATTGGAATTAATGTTAACTGCCGTAGGTTGTTCACAAGACCAAGAATTTGTTCCTCAGACGATTTATATTAGAGTTAAGTCAGTTGACCTACTTAACACATTAAAAGAGGATCCTGCAACAGATGTGGGTAAATTATTATATGAAAAGAAAAGTATTCAATATAGTAGTTTTCCATTTTCAATGAATAAGGAATTATATAATAGAACTCAAAATATTAACCAACCATTTAGTGTTCCTGCATCGGGACAAAGTTATAAAGGTACATCAGGTCAAGAATTATTTGATATTTCATACGTTGAGTCTTACGTTGATCCAACAACTTCACAAACAATACAAGGTAACTTTTTTAAAGTTGATTTAAAAAATAGAATGACTACAAATAAAGTTTCTGAATTTTTAAAAGATTATTTTACAACAATAAAACTTTTTGATGAAACTAATTTCTTTGCAAATCTTATGAATCAATTGACAGGTGCGATATCTATTAAAAAAGGAGATGGTAATGCGGATTTAGACGACTTACAAAAAATACTGTTAATCATGCAAAGAATATTAGGGCTATGTTTTGATAATACTAAAGAGATTGATGTGTCCGGAATTGCAAAATTGTCTGAAAATGATAATGTTGACGAATCTTTCTTTGAATTTACAGATATTGATTTACGTTTTATCGACTCAAAAGTTTCCGACATAAAAATGGGGGTAGTTGAATTTGAGGAGTGTGATACGGTTAAATTACCTGTTGATTCAGATAGTATAACAAATGCGTTAAATAATTTAGTCTTTGTTGATGGTAAAAATAATTCAAATAGTATTGATGACGCAGCTAATTTAACTGATGTTTTAACTAAAAATCCAGGATGGTTTCCATTGGAAATAAATATTGATTTATCATTCCTTAAAGAGTTTCCAAAGGCAATGGTGGCCACAGTCCTTTCACCTAAAGTTGTTTTACCTTTAATGATTATAACAAAATCATTAGGTCAAAGTTTAGATTTACAAATTAGTTCATTTATGGATTTTGCAAGAAGACTTAAATCGTTCTTTATTAAATTTGCATCAAAAGTGGGGGAAATTTTTGTTAAAATTTTATTTGATATAATTAAAAAAGATATTTTGAAGTTAGTCCAATCAGTAAATTTAGATGTAATTAGAGGATTAAATAATAAAAGATTAAATATAATTTTATCTTTAACTGAATTACTAATTGCAATTGCTAAAATTGTAAAAGATTTTAGGGAATGTAAAAGCGTAATTGATGCTTTATTAAATGCGTTAAAAATCGCATCAAAAGGATTTGGTGGGGACATCCCATTACCATTATTATTAAGTTCAAAACTTTTAAGTGGTTATTCCTCAGATAGAGCATTTTTAAATGTTATTGCAAATTTTGAAGAATTGGGGTTACCAACAGGTACGATGCCAGATGGAAGTCCTAACTTAATGTTGGCATCAATAAAAGCGTTATTAGATGGTTCAGATCAAGAAAATGCGTCAAATGGTAAATCACAAATTGCAATATACCCACTAAGTATAACACCAATTGGACAAACAATACCAATAGTTTGTTATGGTAAATAAAATATAAAACAATGGATAATAAAGTACAATCACAACAAGTTGTGGAAATTATTAAAGAACACAAAGTTAGACCTAATAAAGATCTAATTTTGGCTATGGAATTTATTAAAAAAGATTTTGATATTACAAAAGAAAATTTAATTAAAATGACAAGTCATTTAGACAAATTAGAGTTGACATATAATACACTATTAAAAGAATATCAAGCAAGAAATGTGGTTCAAAAATAAAAATTTATTTCCGGGTTATGTAAAAGATAATAAAGATCCAATGATGTTAGGTAGGGTACGAGTTGTACCTACCCTTGAAAGGTATGAGGATTCTTTACCCGAAGATTGGAATGAAGAAAATGATAAGTGGACGGCAAAAGATCCATTTGTGTTTTTACCGTTATTACCATACTACATTAATCAGGTACCAAAAGAGAATGAATATGTTAACCTAATTTATTACGACAATCGTGAAAGATTAGATGCCAATAAATTTTATATTCAAGGACCAATAACAAGACCCCAAAATAATTCTAAAGAAGATTGGAAAAACTCTCAGTCCATGTTGGCAACTGGAGAATTTTTCAAACAGGCAAATCAATTAAGAGATCGTAAAACAGGGATTACGGACCCAAAAATTTATGGAATATACCCCGAACCTGGTGACAACGCAATATTAGGTAGAGGAACCGCAGATGTTGTTGTTAAAGAAAATGATGTGTTAATACGAGCAGGTAAATTAGATCCTCTTAAATCTTCAAGTGCTGATTTTAATATACCCGTACCAAATGATAAAAGATCATTTTTACAAATATCCACATCTCCATTAGAAAAAATTAAAGGTGAACCAAAAACAGTTACCGAATACATAAAAGAAAGTAGACAAGTTAAAAATTTGGTTGAGTGGGAAATTACAAATCTTGCAACAACAGGAACAACTTTTGATGGTAGTGTAAAATTATATAGTTTAATTCCAGTACCTGAAACTTTATCCAATAAAATTTTCCTTACTTCTGATTTAGATAGTTACAAAGGAACAACTTTATATGAATTAAACTTTACTGGTAAAACTTCTGAAGAATCTTTAACAATAATTAATGATTTTATTAAAGGTGTTAATATTGGTAAAATAAATATTGATGGTTATCTTTCATACCCATCACAAGATGGAGCTAAATTGGAAAATCAATTTCCATTTGTGTTTACCCCAACAAAAAGTAATACTGAAATATATTTAAATGCAAGTATTGATACCCCAAATGGTTTAACTGAATTTAATAATATTTTGGATTTTTATTCAAAAACTAAATTATCACCTCAAAATAAAGAGTATGGGTTTGGACTTGTTTGGATACAAGATGTTTTGGGTGAACAACTTGAAGTTAAAATAACTAAAGTTGCAAATGACACATTTGAGGCAACCCCAACATCATATGGTGTAATGGGTGGAGATTTTCTTTATTTGTTATCACATAAATCAGTTATCCCAAGTAAAGGTACTCCGATTGATCTAAAAAATACACTATACGGTATTGATCAACCAACGTTAACAGATACGATTTACGGTAAAACAAATTCAATGGTTAGAGGTGAAGAATTAATGTCATTCTTAAACCTCATCGTTCAATTTATGATAGGTCACGTACACCCATTTCCAGGACTTGCACCAATACAAGAATATCCATCAATACCTGATGGTCCTTCATCTAAAAAAATACTGGAAATACTTAATAATTCTCAAAATACAATATTAAATCAAAATATTAGGATTAATTGATATTTATATTAAAAACGTAAATGTCAATAAATAATTCATATTTCAGTAGGAATAATACTTTAATATCTAATAGTCTTGTTAATTCAGGGAGAAATCCTGTTACCGAATTATTTTATGGTGATGGAAGTCTTTTAAACCCAATTGGATTTACACGTTTTATCTTTGATTTAGACCTTACTTTATTAAATGAAAAATACCAAAATGGTGTTATAAGTGTGGGGTGTAATTTAGATACAACTCATACCTTAAGAATGACTAATACAAGTTATTTTGATAAAGAATTATTAAACACTTCAACATCTCAAGGTAGACTAAGAGCAACGTCATTTGATTTAATATTATTTAGAATACCTCTTAATTCCTTATCGGGAACTTCTCAGAATTGGGATGAGGGTGTTGGTTATGATTACTATGATCAAGTAACTGGTATACCAAGTGATAAGAACTATTCAGATAGACCATCAAATTGGTTGGAAACCACAACAATTACGGATTGGCAAGAACCAGGAATTTATAGTAACACAAATACAGGATTATTTAATTATAATCAATTACAAATTATTGACACACAACATTTTGAATTTGGTGATGAAAATGTAGAGTTTGATATGACAAATGAAATAAACTCTATTTTAAATGGATCACTAACAGGTGTAACGGGTTGGGGAATTGCTTACTTACCTCAAGTTGAAAACTTAACAGGAACAACAGGTAATTATTCTGTTGGATTTTTTACAAGACACACTCAAACATTCTACGAACCATTCTTAGAAACAAACTATAATGATTCAATTGAAGATGATAGAAATTCATTTTCATTAGGTAAAATTAATAAACTGTACTTATATATCTTTGAAGATGGGGATTTTCAAAACTTAGATAATAATCCTTTGGTTACAATTGGTGATCAAACAGGAACTCCAATACCGGGTCTTATTAATTTACCATCTTGTCAGGTAACAAAAGGTGTATATGAGATAACAATACCACCATTACTTGGATATAAAACACCATGTATCTTTACTGATACTTGGTCAAACATTTTATTAAATGGTTTTTCATTACCTAATGTAATTAATGAATTTGTAATATACCCATTACAGAAATCAATTCAAATAGGAACAACAACTAATGATCCTGCGGTATATGGTTTTGATTATTATGGAATTAAACAAGATGAAAAAATATTAAATACCGATATTAGAAAAGTTGGTGTTATAATCAAGAAAGCATATACGACCAATCAACAATTACCAAAAATTGAAGGTCAATATAGAGTGTATGTTAGAGAAGGTCAAACCGAAGTACAAGTACAAGATTGGACCAAACTTAATAGAACTCCAAATGAGTACTATTTTATATTTGACACAAGGGATAAGATTCCAAATGAATATTATATAGATTTAAAAGTCATTTCTAGTGGAGAAGTAAATACTTATAAGAGACAGATTAAATTTCAAATCGTAAATAAAAAATAAAGATATTTATTAAATAAAGATATGGCAAATTTTATATTAGAACAATGTTCATCATCAAATCAATTCACAGTTGGTTTTGGTGTAAGTTTTACCCCAATAACGGGACAAACTTATTCATTTAGTAATGGACTAACAGGAGAAACTATTTGTGGTACCATATTAACTGGCACCACTGGAGCAACAACATATTCGGCAATCACCCAATATGATAATTGTAATGAATGTATTATTGATATACCAAGAAGTGCAAATACAGCATATGATATATGTGAAGTTTGTTCTGATGAAACAGTAATTACGGTTTATAATTTAACACCACCTCACCCTGTTTATACTGACGGATATGGTACTCCAGTCACTCAATTAAACATGGTCGTAATAGGAGGACCTAACGGATTAAATTCATAATACAATGAAAAGAGTAATAAGATTAAATGAAACGGACATTACCAATTTGGTAAAAAGAGTCCTTAATGAACAGAAAAGTGAACGATATATGTTCTTTTCTAATTTAGAACAAATGAGAAGACAATGTGATTTATTATTAGATTTTGATCGTAGTACGGTTGAATCTATTTTAGATAATGGACATGATTGGGCTCAAGATCATATTTCTGAAGCTAAAAACAATATGGATCAAGTATTTGATTTCATGATGAATGAAACCACAAGAGACGGTATGAAATCATCTACGAATATTGATGATGAAGATATGGTAATGTCGGAAGGAGATAAAAAAGTTGGCACACCTCTTTGTGCGAGAGGTATTGCATCCGCAAAATCTAAATATGATGTATACCCTTCAGCATATGCAAATGGACACGCAGTACAAGTATGTAAAGGTACGATTAAAGGTCTTGATGGTAAAAAACATTGTTCAGGAGCATATTGTTAAAAATTTTTTAAAAATATTTTTTTATTCAAATAATTTATATATATTTGTAGACACATAAACTTTATACAAATATGAAAAACAGAGTAAAAAGATTCTTAAGTAGATTAAAACTTAAATTTTATATTTGGTCAAAAAAATCTTCAAATATTATACCAACTTATCAAAATGAAATCCTATCATATGAAAAGACCTGTTTTAAAATATGTCTTAAAATAATTCAACATAAAGATACGGAATTTATGATCGCCCCAATGTCTGATAAACGTTATCTTAAAAATGACGATATGAAAATTTTCATAACAATGACAGATCATAGAGTTGAGATCACTAATCACATTTACAATTATAATGTTAAACTACATGAAAGAGATTGGGAAAGATTAACGTATATTTTTGATCTTGAGGCAGATAAGAGAAGGCTTAATTATGAGGGAGAGGTTAATTCACAGATTACTAACTCTCTACACAATATCTTAGACCGAGTTTCTAATTTCAAATAAAATATTATCAACTAAGGAATCTACGGATTCCTTTTTTGTTTTATATGATGTCATAATAGGTTTTTGTCCTTTTCCTGTCTGAGTGTCTTTTTTTTCTGCGGTTCTTTTTTGTTGACAGGCAGATCTTTTTTGTGAATCACTCATTTTACCTGCAACTCCAGCCGCCCTACATTTAGGGTAAGATCCTTTAGAAGTATCCTGTCGTCCACATGGAGGATGTTTACCGTCAACTTTACTACAAATGTTAACCCAAGGTCCTTTTGGTTGAGAAGACCCTTTAGGTTTCTTCTTTTTACCAAACCAAACTCCTAAATCTTCATTTATTGTATGAACATCGTGAGTATTAACGTTATGAGTTCCATCTTTACCTTTTTCCCAAACACCAACAATTCTTTTTAAATTATTTTTTAAACTTTTTTTAATTGCAATATCATTTAATTTATTGTCTATAAATTCGTAAAAAGGACCTAACTCACTTTTACTCCATTTTTTTAAACCTATTTCAATTGGACCACTATATTCACCGGCAGTTATACTTGTACTTGCTTCAGTTATTTCAACCCATTCATTTACAGGTACAATTTTTTTATTTTTACCAGGTGTTTGGTTAATATTATTACCATCATCATCACTAAATGTTGAGTTCGGGTGTTTCTTAATATAATTTGTAACTTTTTTTGCTTTAGACTCTATTTTTTTGATTTGTTTTTTTGTTTCATCCATTGACCCATCATAACTATCAAATTCTAACATTGGACTATCGTATTTTGATACAGGTATTGTGAATGGTCCGTTTTGAGAATTTTTAAATTTTCTAACACCTAACTGCATTGGTGCAATATATGAACCTCTACTCCCACCACTATCTGAAGTTGCTTCAGATAAAACTTTCTTTATTATTTGATTTAAATCCATAATTTGTCTACTATTATAAATATCAACACAATACAAAATGGAAGAACAAGAAAATGAATTATTTGGTAACCTGTTTGGAACCATCAATTTACTAAGTGAAGAACATTTAGATGCAATTCTTATATCTATGAATAAAGATCACGCATTATATTATTTAATTGAGTCAGTTAAAGCATCACATAAACGTGGAGCGTTTACAATTGGTGAATCTGAAGTTATATCAAAAGCCATTAGAGTGTTGTCAAAATTGGAAGAACCTAACCAAACTATTGATAAATAAAAAAAGGAGACAAGTAATTGTCTCCTTTCTCTTATTCGGTATTTAATTGATTATCTCAATTCTCTCAAGTCAAATGTTCTAACTCCATCAACTGTGATACGTCCGTAGAAACGGTTATTAACCATTTTCTTAGCGTATCTTGTCATTATACCTTTGATAGGTGTAAAGTTGAATGGATTGTACATTGTAGGTGTCAATTGTAGAGGTACGTACGGTGCGTAGATGTAACCTGTGTCTAACAATGATGTTCCTTTGTGTCCTACTAACACTGTGTTAGCTGGGAAGTAAGGGTCACGGTAAACTTGGTAACGTCCTGCAAGAGTACCTACTCTTTCAATACCCATGTTATACTGATCTTGCTCAGGAGATGCGTTAGATACGTGGAAGTATTCTAAGTCATCAAAGATAGCTGAAATCTCAGAAGAAACTACGATCCAGTTAGCTCCACCTCTCAATGTAGATTTGTGGATTTGTGCTGACAATTGGTTAATCGCAGTAATCAAAGTTTGATTCCAATCTTTTTGAGTGTAAGATGTAGTTAAAGACAATCTTCTCCATCCGTTGTAATCCCAACGTAAGTTCCAAGCCGCTCCTTTTCTCAAGTCACGTAAGATCTCACGGTCAATCTCAGCTGCAACTTGCTCAGATAACAATGCAGTTAACTCAGCTTCAGCGTCAATGTTATGGAATGCAGCAACGTCTTGAGCTAACTCAGGAGACCATTGTGCTCTTAGTTTTCTTTCAGTTACAGAAACAGTTACTGATTCTAAATCAAAAGAAACCTCACCGATTTTATCTTCAAACTCTAAGTTTTTGTATCTTCTGTAAACCGCAGTAAATGCAGTAGCTTGAGCGATAGCACTTAAAGTTGTTCCTGTGTATCCGTCTAATGTAGTACCACAAGTAGCACATACAGGACAAGATAAATCAACCTCTAAATAGATACATCCTTCTTCATCACAGATATCGTAGTAAGAACCACCATTTCCTGTTGATGCGTAAGAAGTTTGAGCTTGACTACCGTATTTAACGATTCCTTTACCGTAGATTTGAGTAACAACTCTAAACAATAATGGTGTTGATGCGTCAACAGTACAAGGTGATGTTTCAGCTACAGTTAAACCTGAACTTTTAATGATTTTAAGGTCAGATAAGAAAGTTTCAGTATCCATCTCGTTACCATCAGGTCCGATTAATTTACCTTCACCAGCTCTGTTAAAGTCACACATTTTGATAATAACTTTTCTTGTTCCTGTAGTTGCAGTGTATTGTGAATTATTATCACCCGCATTTTCTAAGGTACTACCACTCCAAACTTGTACGTTTGTTGCCGCAGTAACTGCAGTCCATTGACCTTTAGAGTAATCAAACAATCCTGGAGGATCTAACGCTGCTTCTGAACCTTCATAAAATAAATCATAAAGATTTTTAGCGTATGATGTACCTGTTCCACCTGGGTATCCTGCGTTGTCTGCCGGTGCAGGGCCATTTGGTGATCCGATTGGTGAATAATGTTCTCCACCGTTAGCGGTTGAATTATCATATCCTTGGATACGAGGTACAAAGAAGAACAATTTACCAATTGGTAAGTTCATTGCTTGTACAGAAACGATATCGTTAGCCAACAATTTAGAGAAAACTCTTCTTACGATAGGGAAAACAACTGTTTCAAATGCTCCGTTGGAACCTTCAGAAGTTGCTTCGTTAATCAAGAAAGAAGCTTGGTTTTCATACAACTGTGCTACGTTTTCTTTTAGGTGGCCTTTAAGGCCTTCAAGGAATCCTAATTTATCCCATTTGTTAATAGTATCTTCTTTGATAACTTTAAGGTGTTTTAACCCGATGTTACCAACAAGACCTGATTCTAATAATGCTCCCATTTTTTTGGTTTTTTATTTTTTTTTAGTTTATTTTTATTTTATTTTTACCATTAAATCTTTCATTCTCAAGAACTGAGGATTCTCATAAGTTTTAGATTCAATCAAATTAACGGCCGATCCTGATACAGGAGTTTTAGTGACCGATTTTTCGAATGACTCATTAATAGAGTTTTCCTTAGTTTTTTCAGATGAGAATTCATCTTTTAATGATTTGTAAAGACTTTTAGATTCTTTAAGTGTTTCAACATTGTCGAATCGTCTAAGTATATTTATTTTTTCTTGTTTTGTTGTTGAATGTTCTGTAAACAGTCTAGTTGCGTAAGCCAAATTAGAGTTAAAGATTGCTACTTCATTTAATTTAGTTCTGAAAAGATTCAAAGCCTTTCTGTACTCTTCATTTTTAGACTTTAGTAATTCCACTTCAGTCTCACTAATGTGTTGAGGAGCTGCTTTTGGTTTTGGTAAACCTTTTCTTCCAAATTTTGTTCCCGCACCTAATGTACGTGAAGCTTCTGTAGTTTCTCTTCTCTTTTTAATTGGTCTGTATTCACCATCTAAATTTTCTCCATCTTTATAAGAGAATTTTTTAGCACTTCCTGTATTGATCATTTTTTTACCTTCTTTTTGTTTGGTAGTTTTATAATCCATAACTTGTCCGTACTTGAATTTAGGTGAACCCATTCCAACTCCTTTAGCTTTAAATT